GGTTACGCGACATTTTACTAAGTCACCATGAGGACCAAAAATAATCCCAAAACGCGCACGTACGACGGCATAGCAGCCGCGGCGGGGGCGCTCGGCATCGACTCGGCAATCATCCGATGGGCGAAGAAGCAAGGGGCGCCAGGCTTCCGCAACGGGCGCGTGGACGCGGCCAAACTGATTCCTTGGCTGGACACGCATCAGCCGACTACGGACGGCCCTGCGGTCACCAAGGAGCAGGCCATCCTGCACCGCGTCCTGGAGCAGGTCCGCGACCTGCGCCGGAAGAACGATGAGAAAGAGGGCAAGCTCGTCCCGGTCGCGTGGATCGCGGAGCGCATGGGAGCCGCGTGCTCGGAGTTCATCCGCCTCCGGCAGCTGGAAAAGGACGGATGGAGCGGGAAGCTCGCGGCCGTCCACGGTGTCACGGTCGCGGCTGCGCGCACCCTGCACGACGAGGCGACCGAGGACATCGGGAAGATCCTTCGCTCCCTTTCCTCGGTGTTCGTGGACTCGAATCAACCCAACAAATGAACCTACCACAAGCCAACATCATTGATCAGATAGCCGACGAGCGGGATGAACTGCGTGATGAAAACGTCAGGTTGAAAGCCCGCATCAAGCGTTTGGAGGGCATCATCGAACGCGCTACAAAAGCGTTCTTTGTTGATGGTTCCTACAAGTCAACATCCGTTGCCATGCTGATCTTGCTTTCGCTCCCAAAACCGTCCAAAAAAGATTTCTGCAAATAGCTGTTGCAATGCGAAGCCGCTTCGCATATTGTGAACGCATGAAAGTAAACAACATGACCGCCGAAGAAGCAGCCCGCATGACGCCGAGAACGCGCAAGGGCTACACGTCAATTCAAATGCTCTGCGCCATCGGAGACATCCGCCACGACAACGAGGCGCTGGTCAACTACCTGACACACCCGGAAATCATCATTGGACTCTGCGAAGGCCGATTTGGTCCGAACGGGCTCAAGCGCCGCCTGATTGAAATGGAAGCGGCAGACTCTGGGGAAGGATTTGAGGAATGAGCGCCGTCTCCAAATACCTCGCCGCAATCGGGCGGCGGGGCGGCGAGGCCGGTAAAGGCTCGGCATCTAAAGCCGCCAGCGCAAAGAAGGCCAACGCCGCCCGATGGGAAAAGCATCGAGCGGCGAAGCAAGCAAGCGTGGACTCAAATCAACCCAAGCCGTGACGCCACGAGCGTCTGTTGCTTCGCGCAATCCCAGCCGTGGTTCGGCCGTCCCGCTATCTGTTGCCAGCGGCGAACCATGCGTTGGGTGGCTGGCTCCTTCACCATCCTTCGGCGCTCTGAACTCATCTGGCGTTTGAGCTCGTTCTCGTTCTCGTCCCCGGTGTCGATGGGTTCAATCCAACTCCCTGCATCAATCAGGCGCTGCATGATGTCGCACACCGGGTCCGATGCGAAGCGGATCAGGTGGCAGGCAACCGCGGACGACGAAATCCCCTGCATGGATTGGCCGAAGGTTCTCGGTGCCCAGACCTTTTCGACGCGCTGGCCTTCGCCGAGGTCGTGGGTGAAGCCTTCGGTCGCACCGACGCCTCGGGTGGCAACCCATCCGTTTTGAGCACAGGCCGCGTAAACGCCATAGTCTCCCTTTGCCTCGAACCCGGAATCCACCGCGACAAGGCGCGCGTTGAATGCCGGGTCATGTTTGGTTCCGCGAAACTGGACGGTCTTGATGTTCCACAACTCCGCCTTGGCTTTGACCTCTCCCCAAGAGTAGAGCGGCCCCCACCAGACTCGATGTGAGACGCCGCTCTTGTCTGTCTTCCAATCTCGAATCATGCACCAGAACAATCCCTCGCCCTGCTTGTCCACGGTCATGATGCGCCACGATCCTTCGGAGGCTTCGGGCAACACCGCGTAGTCAGACCGTGCCAACGGCTGCGTGTTCTCGATGGCGGTCCGCTCCGACTTGGGTTCGGCGAGCCGCTTCTGGAAGAAGATGATCGTGGGTTCGTAGTTGCCTTTGCTTGCCTCGGTCCGCGCTGACAACCAGCGGAGGAGGTTCGTCTCCCACGGTCCGTCGATCAGGCAGTTCCAGTGCGCTGACATCCGGCTCCCGCTTCCGGGCTGCGCGCAGTGGTAGCGTCCCGTTGCGTTCCAGGCGCCCCGTGTAGCCTCCGTGTCGCGATGTTGATGCCGGCAGACCTCGCACTCGAAGCGCAGCGTCTCGATGGCTTGCTGCTCGTTGTAGAAGCCGCGGGTGCTCTTCTCGGCGTCATAGCAGATTCCCCAGCGCGAACCGTCCGCGCGGAAGCCTGACCATCGAGGCTCTTGATAATGCCCGCAGGCCGCGCATTGGACCTGCCATTCGTGGGTAGCTCCGCTGTTGTATTGGGTTTCCCAATCGTCGCCGTCCACGCCGCCTTGTGAGATGGCAAGGAGCTTGGAGTTCCCAATCTTCTCGAAGTCGCCGAGACGCCCCTTGGCTTCCTCGATGATGCCTGAATCGTAGAGCCAAGGCTCGTCAAGGATGACATAGCGGAAGCCTCGGGACTGGAGGCCGCCGACGGCTGGTCCGATGAGTGTGATGAGAAGCCCGTCCGGGAAGAGGACGTTGTTCGTCCGTTGCTTGTGCCTCGCGATGCCGGTCGGGAGGATGTCCCGAATCGCGGCTACGCTCTTGAGCGCCGGCATGGCTCGCATTTCTGCGTGGCTCTTGGCAATGGCCTCGTCCTGAAACACCCACAGCACGGAGCCAGGGTCGTTCGCGCGCGTCCACGGCATCCACAGGTCGGCCAGCAGCGTCTTCCCCGACCGCACTGGCGCGCGGATGTTGACCTCGCGGACGCGCTCATCCTTAAGCCATTCAAATGGCTCCATGAAGTGCCGGCTCCCGGAGAGGTCGAACCGACCGCGGCGGGCCAGCGCGTTCGGCAGCGTGATGTTGTCGCGAGCCCAATCCCAGACCGGCCGGCGATCGGGAACCCACGGGAAGGAGGCCCATGATTCAGAGAGTGTCATCGGCGTTCAACGAGATCCCGGAACGACTTCGCGGCCATACGGAACAGCCTCGGCGTGACCTTCATCATCTCGGCCACTTGCGCCTGCGTTCGGCCTCCGAGCAGGTCCGGTCTCGTTGCGTGGACGGCGGCGAGGGCGCGCAAGGCGGTCTGTTGAGGGCGAAGCCGAGGCTGGTCCACAAGCCATCGGAAGAATACCTCGAGGGCGTCTGCGCTCTTTGATGTCTCTGGCTTCACAGTGTCAGCCGTTTTGCCATCGGTCCATCCGTTGCGTTGATCGATTTCATCAGCCATCGCATAGCCTTGGTCGTGGTCTGGTAATTCCGATGTGCGTCGGTCCGCAGGCGTGGACGAGAAGTCTCCGCCGCTGAATGTGCGAGCCATCGAAGAGCCGTTCACGTGGGAATTACACACCTATATTCCGCCAAGAGAAAGGGGAGGTTGACATCGTAATTTCCTATCGGCCGCAAGGGTGCGATGGCACGACGACACTTCCCAGGCATGACTCAAGACTGGCTTGAGAAGAAGCTGCGCGTCGCGATGGAGGCCGAGGGAAGCGGGCAGCGCACGGTGTCAGGCGGTGCCGGTGACCTGACATCTTCTGTTCTAATCACAGAGAGCGCGCCCGCTTTGAAACGAAAACTTCTGTATGACTTAAACATCGTCGCGCCAGCTACTTACCCAGCGGCTGACGTGTTGATTCCAACGCGGACAGTTGCTCACTTCGGCTCCAACACGCAGCTATGACGCACACCCATCTTCTCGGTCTGATCGGTCAGCCGGCGCTCATCACCGCGACCGCTTACACCGCGGCCAAGCAGTTGATTCTTGCGCGCATCGCGGGCCAGCCGCAGGCCGTCCGAGAGGGTTACGGCCCGTGCGGTGAAGAGGTCGAGATGCCCCAGATGGTAATCGAGAACGGCATCGCTGTCATCCCGGTCGCCGGCATCCTTGGGTGGAAGCTGTCCGGCATGGAGAAGGGGTCGGGCTGCACCGACTATTCCGACATCATCGATGACATCGAGGTCGCCTCGGCTGATCCGACGGTGACTACCATCGTCTTCGACATCGACTCGCCGGGCGGGATGGTTTCGGGAGTCTCGGAATGCGCCGACGCCATCGCGATGTCAGGCAAGCGAACCATCGCCTACGGGTCTGGTCTCGTCTGCTCCGCGGCCTACTGGCTGGCCTGCGCGTGTGATGAGATTTGGGCCACGCCGTCCGCGACTATCGGGTCGATTGGCGTCTATGTGCCTCACCACGACGTGACCGAGATGCTGGCGAAGGAAGGCATCAAGGTCCGGCTCTTCGCGAGCGGAACGCTCAAAGGTGCCGGCTACCCTGGCGTCCCTCTCACCGAGGCCCAAGCCACCGACATCCAATCCGCGGTGGATGCCATCAACGTGGATTTCCAAGCGTTCGTCACGTCGGCCCGCGGAGCCATTGATGGCGGCGACATGCAGGGCCAGACGTTCCGAGCCGTTGAGGCCCAAAACAGGGGCTTGATTGATGTCATCACCGCCGATTGGCAGTACACCTTGGGCGAACCCGAGGCAGACTGATTTCCTATTTTTAAGCTAAGGAGTAAGATGCAACTTCCAAATTTCATTTCCCGCTCTCTCGCTTTTTTCAAAACTGCGGAGGCGCATCAAGCGAAGGTCGAGGCCGCGCTCGGGGATGCTAGCGCCGCTCAGGCCGAGGTCGTCCGTCTCACCGGCGAACTCGCCGCTCGGGATGTGACGATTGCCGCCAACGCATCCGCGCTCGCCGACTTCGAGGGTCGCGTCTCTGCCGCCGTCCTGAATGCCAATGCCACCGCCAAGGCGTCGCAAGATGCCGCCGAGGCCGTTGCGACCAAGGCCTCGGCCGACCTCGCTGCGCTCATCGCTGACCCGTCCGAGCAAGCTCGGCTCATCTTGGCAAAGGCTGGCACTGCGCCGGCCCCGAAGGCGAAGACCGAAGCCTCCTCCGAGGTTGTCACGGTGGCCGAGTATCGGGCGATGAGTCCGCACCAAGCCAAGGCGTTCTTCGCGGCTGGCGGAAAGCTCGCCGAATAAACTGCCGAACAATCTCAACCCTCTCGAAACACATAGCACAAAATGGCAAACACTATCACCAACCTCATTCCTGATGCGTACGCGGCGAACGATGTCGTCTCGCGTGAGCTTGTCGGGTTCATCCCCTCTGTCACCCGTGACACCCGCGCTGACAGGGTCGCCATCGGGCAGAGCCTTCGCATCCCTATCGTCGCCTCCAACTCGGCCGGCCTCGATATCACCCCGGCGATGGCTTTCCCGACGCGAGCGGATCAGACCGTCTCTAATGTCGCGCTGACTATCACGAAGCAGCGGGCCTATCCGTTCTCCTGGACCAACGAGGAGCGGTACGCTATCAATCAGGGTCCTGGCATCCTGACCATCAATCAGGGGCAGATCCTCCAAGCGATGCGCGGCCTTGTGAACGAGATGGAGTCCGACATCGCTGTCGCGGCCAACCTCGGCAGTTCGCGAGCCTTTGGCACTGCCGGCACTACTCCGTTCGGAACCAACCTCGGCGAGAGCGCGCAGATCCGAAAGATTCTTGATGACAACGGCGCTCCTGGTTCGGACCGGTCGCTTGTGGTCGGGACCGCTTCCGGTGCCGCACTCCGAACCCTGCTGAACAACCCGCTGAATGCGAACAACTCGCTAAACGGTGACATGACCAAGCAGGGTGTCATTCTCGACCTGAATGGGTTCAAGTTCCGCGAGAGTGCCCAGATTGTCTCTGCTACTGCCGGAGCGATGGCGAGCGCGACTTCTACCAGCGCCGCGTTCACGGTCGGGCAGACTGTCATCCCGCTGGCTACTGCCGGCACTGGTGTCGTGGCCGCTGGCGACATCGTCACGTTTGTGAACGACGCCAACAAATACGTCGTCACCTCGGTCTCGTTTGCAGGTGCGAACCCGGCCTCTGGCGATACCATCACGCTGGCCGCTCCCGGCCTTCGAGTCGCCCAGGGTGTCGCCACCCGTGCCATCACCGTCATCGCCTCCGGCAGCCGTAACATCGGTATGAGCCGCAACGCGATTCTGTTCGCTACTCGACTTCCCGAGTCCGTCGAGAAGGACTTGGCGTTCGTGAAGGAGATCATCACCGATCCTGTCTCTGGTATCTCCTTCGAGATCGCCGGCTATCCCGGGATTGACATGGCGACCTATCACGTCCGCGCCTGCTGGGGCGTCAAGGTCGTCAAGCCTGAGCATATCGCCACCCTGCTCGGAGCTTGATCCGATTCATCGAGCGCCGCGTTCATCTTCGCTCGATCCTAAGCGGCGGCAGGACTTATCAACCTGCCGCCGCCTTTTCTTTAACCGGTAAATGAAACTGACTTTCGATGGCACTTATCACCGTCACGGGAATCGCGAAACGTCCGACCGGGGAACCGTCTGAGCTGGTGCGTTTTGATAGGCGAGTTGCACCGGATCAGATTGGAGACACCACCGTCACGGGGCATCGCGCGCGAGTGGTTCCGAATGCGACCACAGGAGCCTTTTCTGTGGGGCTTTATCAGGGCAGCTACTTCTACTATCCGTGGAATGATTGCAAGAGCCCGTTGATTGTCAACGTCGCGGCGACGCCATCAACGCAAACCATCGACAGCATCGTTGAGGCTGCGACGATTACCACGACCGACCTTCCGGTCTTCTTCTACACGCTCGCCACTCTGCGCGCCAGGACGCGCCACGCCGAGCTTCACGGCGTGATGATGGGCTACGGCGTCACGGTCGGAGACGGCAAGGCGGGCCTGTTCTATTTCTCATCCGCAAGCACCACCACGGACGACGACGCTCTGAGCTGCGTCAAGCCGACCGACATCGCAACCGCAAACCCCGGCCGCTGGCTTCGACTCTCATGATCCGCTTCATTTCCGTTCTACTCTTCGCGCTGACGCTTTGCACCGCGGAGGCTCAGACCACCGTTGCATGGCTGACCAATGCCACGGGTCTGTCATCCCTTCCACCCACAAGTTCTCGGCAAGCTGTCTCCGTCGGAAACGAATCATCCGGTTGGAGTCAATGGAACTGGAGCGCAACCAGCACGGCATCGACAAACTCAACCATCGTGGCTTACACCGGCCTCGCAACTGGTCGGTGGATTCAATCCCCTATCACTGGAAGCGCCTCCGGTCTTCTCACAACCGGAAACTCAACGGCCGCTCTTGGTATCGCAAACAAGCAGATGGTTGATGCGGTCGGGACGATTGTAACCAACAACGCAGCGGCTGGATTGGCGGCGACCAACGGAGTCGCCGTGGGCCTCACCACGCCCACCGTCCCGGCGACAGGAAACAGCGTGGTCAACAAGACCGCGCTTGATGCTGCGGCCGCTGGAAGCATTTCCACAAACGCGCCCATCCAGCTAGCCACGGTCTCCGCGCTCAAGGCGTCGTCCATTGTCACCAACTCCGGTCAGCTCGTCGCGCTAGGGGGCTACACTACGACCGGTGACGGAGGCGGCGGCACATTCTGGTACGACGCATTTGATAGCACCACACCTGATGATGCGTTTAAGACGCTTGTCTCCACTTCGGGCGGCCGTCGGTACAAGCGACTGCTCAGTCATCAAGTCACACCGTTGATGTTCGGGGCCAAAGGCGACGGTACGGGCGATGACTCGTCCGCGCTGCTCCGGGCGATTCTATGGTGCAAGACCAATGCGTATACCCTCGATGGCCTCGGTCGCACCTACCGACTGACCAACTCCGTCGGTGCGCGCAGCTCCCTGTCCAACCTCGCAACGGACGGATACGGCTCCGGGATGACGATGAGGAACATCAACTTCCTCCAAGCCGCGACCAATACACCGATCTTGGTTTGGGATCTCTCGACATCGACCAACCTTGTGGCCGGCGATGGCGGCTGGGGATTCCAGAACTTGTCTTTCAACTGGGTGACCAAGCCGGCCGCTGGCGACACGGAGTCGGCCGCGTTCTACCTGTCAGCTCCCGCCATCGTGTCGGGATCTCGCGACTACTCGTTCATCTGCAACTCCTACCTTCGTGACATTGTGTTTGGGCAAGGGCATACTGGGTTTCTCATAAAAGGCAAAGGCAACTTCTGGGGAAATAAGTGCCACAACCTGAGTTGGTATCAGGGATGGAGCGGTCCGGGAATCGATTTCTCGGCGATGGGAACGTATCAGGCGGGGGCTCCCGGAAATACGTTCGACGGCCTTTATGCGAATGTGAGCGGGTTCACGAGCACATCGCAGAACACTTTCCTGGACCTCGGCATCCAACAGGAGGGTTCGATCCGCAACGTCGAGTTCAACAGCGGCGTCAACGCCATCAAGCAGTACATCACCGCAAGCCAAGCCAGGAACACGACCATCCGCACAATCCGGCTAGAAGGTGGCATTTGGAGCCCTGCCTACTCAGGTTTTATCTCGCTTCCAAATCCGCAGTCCGGAGTCGTCGTCGATGGCTTGTCGCTGAACAACTTGGACATCAGCGGGAACGGGTATTTCGTCCGACTTCCGGCCGTCGGCCCGGCTACCGACACCAGATTGCATGGGTTCGTCTTCGACACTTGCCGGCTGACATCGGCTAATCTCTACGGGGTGGGTGGTTCCGGCAACACTGGCGAAATTGCTCCCGTGCAGGCATTGAACCCTACTTTAACCGGCTCGACTTGGGGCCACATCACCCCAGACGGGACGGCTCTCACGTTCGGCATCATCCGGTCCAGCCGGCTCTGGACATCGGCAAACCGTGGAGATGCCGATGTCACCTTGGTTTCTGGCACGGATGCCGGAATCCAGATGTTCAACACCACGCTCACCACGAACCGCACGGTGACGCTGTCCACAACCGGAGTGGCCAATGGGGACGAGTTCAGCATCGTCCGCACCGGTGGCGGCCTGTATCCGCTCAATGTGGGCGGTCTTTTCTCCTTTGCGCCGAGCCAGACCGGAGCCGTGCGCGTGAGGTACGTCGAGACTGGGTCCTATGCGGGCAGTTGGGTGATGGTGAATGATGCCCGGAATCCCGCTCCGGCAATCTCATTGGCCACGACCTCGAAAGCCGAGGACTACACGCTCCAGTTCGATGGCACGACCGCGAACAGTCGTGCGTGGTGGCCCTTGGGGACCAGCACCAGCATGGCGTCGTCTCCGCTCACCGTGCTCGCAGAGGTCGGCAGCACCGGGACCGCCGCAGACGCTGCTAATCGGGGAATCTGGACGTTTAGCAGCGGGAACAACGCCTACTCCGCGTCTTCGCTTTCGATGTACCGCGCGACCAATGCGCTGTGCATCGAATTGACTGGAGCGACTCCTGGGACCGACTTCCGGCGAATCTACGTGCAGGGCCTGTTCATTAACATGCCGTCGCGCGAGCTGCCCATCGCGGTGACATGGGACAGGACGAATGCGCCGGTCGTGTACGTGGACGGCAATGTTGTGGCCACAACCGAGACCACTGGAGGAACCGCGCCCGCTTGGACGAACACCATCGCGACCGCCTATTTCAACTTGGGCGTTCTGGCGGCCACTGACCTGTGGAACAACCGCCTTCAAGCTCGTGTTATCAACACCGTGATGTCGCCGACCGAGATCGCGGCGTGGGCCAGCACGGGCCGTTCCCCACTCGCAGCGGCCCGACCGGCAAATGTTTCGATCTACGCATCCAATTTCTCATCGGGAGTTGACGGATGGGTCGCTCCCAATGGGACGGATACGTTGACCGGAGCTGTCACAACGTCTCCCTACACGACCTCGACGATGCGTTTTGTGGCGGGCGCTTTCTCGGGAAGCCACCAAGCGGCGAGATACTCCGTGTTCACGCCGGGCCGCCGCTATCGTGTCTCGGGGAGAATCCAAATGGCGTCTGGAAATGTGACGATGGTGGGGTTTGTTGTGAAGACGGAAGCCAATTACGCACAGCTGGCCACCATCCCGCCACTGTCTGCGTGGTACGACTTCTCTCTGGATTTCGTTTCGAGCGGAGCTTCCCTCTACATCGGTGGGGCTAATGCTGCCGGTTCTGAGACGTTCACCGGTAACGGGACCGACAACTTCGTCCTTTATGGACTTCGCATCGCAGAAGTGGGCAGCCTGTTCTCGCCGACCATCATGGCCGGAACATCAGTACCCGACAAATCGGGCAACGGGATCACCGGCACGCTGGTCGGCGGCGTGCTCCCGTTCACGGGCAGCGGCTATGACGGGTCATCTGCTATCCCGGCGACGGCGATCCCTGCGTTCACTGGCGGGCAGGTGACCAATGCGGCAGGCTCGGCTGTGCTGTCGCTGAACACGACCAACGCGAATGTCGGCACCTTTGGAAGCGCCACGCAATCGGGTCAGTTCGTGGTCAACACCAACGGCCTCATCACGGCGGCGACGAACATCACAGTCACTCCGGCAATCACCAACGTTACCGGGCTCGGGGGCGGTGTTGGGACACTCCTTGCCGGAACAGCCAGTGGAACGGGCGGTCCTGCTGGGACAACATCGCCATCGTTGACGACTCCGACGTTCCTCTCCGGCGCGACCCTTGGGAACGGCGGAGGAAACCCGATTCTGCTAATCAACGGCGCTGCGGCCGGTGTGAAGGGATTCGATATACAGAGCGGCGGAGTTTACCGCTGGCGGATAGCCACGTCAGGTTCTGAGACCGGCGCGAACGCTGGTTCGTACCTGCAATTCGCGGGATACAGTGATGCTGGAGCTGTGCTCAGCACACCGATGGCTATCACTCGCGATGGCACGATTTACATGAAGGCAGGAGCTGCCGCATCGGCCGCTACCTACTTCCCTGTTTTTCTCGGGAACCCGGCAATCGGGCAAACACTGATCGAGTCCCGAACCGCCGCGCAGGTACGGTCTGATATTGGGGCTGTGTCCAGCACGTCGGCTGTCATTGGAGCAAATGGTGTCGCCGTCACTCGTCTTCGCCACGGTCGCACTTCCGCAATGGTCGCTGGCACGACTACTGTTGCTGACTCGTATGTCACCGCCAGCACTCGCATCATCCTCACTGTGTACACACCTGGAGGCATACGCGGTTTCTTGGATACTGGCACTCGCACAGCATCCACATCATTCACAATCACTTCATCTTCCGCTCTGGAAACTTCTGTAGTTGATTGGGTAGCTTTTGAGCCTTAATAAATATAGATACACCTATTGCAGAAATTCCACTCGACGCAATCGTCGTCTCCACCACCACCAAAACAGTCGTTGAGACCGAAACAGACGTTGTCGCGTGGATGATGATCGAACCCTAATCCAGCATGAACACCCACCGCTACACCACGCGCGCAACCGGCCGCCGCGAGAAGGTCCCGGCCGGCGATGTCGGAACGATTGCCCTGATGGTCATCATCGCCGCGATGGTCGCGGTCTGCGCGCTCTGATATGGATTCAACCGAACAGATAGCCGAAACCACCAATCGCTCCGGGGCTTTCATTGCGGACACAATCAAAGCCGCGCTACCGGTCTGTGGAGGGAGCGCGCTGGCCACGCTCCACAGCGCGGACGTAGTGGTGACATTTGCGACCCATATCATCGGCCTGTGCGCCGCGGCCGTCGGGCTCGCGTGGTACATCGTCCGCCTGCGAAAAGACATTCGGAACCGGAACAAGGCCTCCAACAAAAACTAAACATGAACGAAACCTATCAATCCATTCTCCGCTCCATCCTCAAAGTCGGGGCCGGCGTACTTGTCACGAAGGGACTCACCGACTCCGCGGGAGCCGAGACCATCGTCGGCTCGCTCATCGGACTCATCTCGGTTGTGTGGGGCATCATCGCCGCGCGCTCCGCCACGGCGAACAAACCGTGACCATCGCCATCATCGGCGCGCTGCTGGCGCTCCTGGCGGCTCTGGCTCCTGCGCTCGCGCGCTGGATTACCAGCCGCCAGGACCGCGCTGCCGACCCCGAGACCGCCCGCAACCGCCGCATCGACACCGCTGCCCATGACATTGCCACGACCCCGCCAGGACTTGCGCCAGAGGCTTCTGCTCACGGCCTTGCTGACCTCGATGCTCTGGAGCGGCTGCGCCCACCGGATCGTCATCGTCCCCAGTGACGACGCCGTGGTGAGGCTCAAGGCCGGCACCGCCTACACTCCCGCCGCCGATGGCTGGTACATGACCGACAGCCTCTACCTCCGATACCGCCGCGCGGTGGCGGACAAGATTGCCGAGAACACGACTTCAAAATGATCGCTCTGAACAGTCGGTGGAAATGCAAGTTCCTGTCTGGCAACGGACCTTCAAAAAGTCCGCAGGCACCGAACGAGTTTTTCGTCAAAGAGCTTCGAGATACCCGCGGCCTGTTAATGATTGGCGTCGTTCAAGCGACATCTTGCGCGCCGCCGACAACGTGGAACGCATTCGACTTCTTGAAGAACTTCGCCGAGATCTGAACTTATGGCACTCCGCTCAATTCTCACCGGCGCACTCGAATTCCTATCATCGGAGTTCGACAAGCCGCCCGTCTTCGTCTGGCGCGAAGCGGAGGTCCAATGCGTGCCGACCTCGGAATCGCGAGGCAACACGCTTGAGATTGGCGGGTTCGTCGAGCTTGTCACACTGAGCCTCTACGTGGACCGCGCTGCCTTCATCGCGTCCGACCCCACGCTGGTCGTCGTGGATGATGAGATCTTCACAGCCGAGGCAAGTCAGGTTGTCCCGGTCGCCGGAAAGAAGCTCACGTTTAAGGGGCGCTCTTATCGCATCCTGACCGCGCGCGAGTCCGCGGTCGGGTCTCACATCTTGCTCAACCTAGGAGACCCGAACCGATGAGCGTGCAATTTGACAAATCACAGTTTGACAAGGCGCTGGTCGAGATTGCCCGCGAGAGCAAGTCTACGCTCTCGGAGATCTTGAACCGGAAGCTATTCTTCGTGATGGTCAAAGCATTCCGGCACATGGACCCCGTGGACCCTGCCGCGGCTCGCGCCAACAACCGCGCCTATCTTAACCAAGTCCTTGCGGTCAAGATCAAGATTGCGACCACCGGCCGGCGCGCAGGCAAGTTCGTCTCGACCGGCGCGAGGCATTCACTGAGACGCATCAACCTCATCGTCCAGCGCCAGCGGCTCGATGCCGGGCTTCCTGCGCTGAACCCGCGCGCTCTTGGAGCCGACAAGTTTCGGTCGGAGATGAAGGCGCACAGCAAAGACATTCGACGCTCTGCAATCTCCGGCGTCGGCTACCTCAAGAGCGCCATCGCGCAGGTCGCCGAGTCATTGTCGCGCGCCAACGGTTACGTCTGGAAACGTGAGAAGAGGCACCGCAACGCCAAGGGCGGGTCCGTGTCCGCCAAACCGGCCAACTGGAATCCGGTCGCTGAGGCTTGGCTCCGCGTTGGCGTGACTGAAAAGGGCGCTCCTGGCGCGGACGCCCGCTACACGTCCGCCATCAATCGGGCAATGTCCGAGGAGCTTAAGGACATGCAGGACTACATCGCGCGGAAACTCCAACCGGTTGCAGACAAGCACAATCCATGAGCCACCTCGCCACCATCCACACCGCCCGCGGGATTGCGGCCTACCTCCGCACGATTGACCCCGTGCTCGTTCCTGCGCTCCAGGTCGTGTCCGGTATCTCGCGAGGTTATCAGGTATCTCCATCCAGCGAGGAGCAAGACGCCTCCGTCCCACTGCCCCGCATCGTGGTCCACTCCGCGAGCGCCCCGCAGCTCGCGCACCTCACCGGATCTTGGCGTCCGTCCGTCACGGTGGAGCTTCACGAATCCGCCGATGACACCAGCGAGGCCGACCATCTTGTCAGGGCCGACGCGATGCTCGACGCTTTGATGCAATCAGACCTAGCATCTTTGATCACCGCCGCGTCTACTTCCGCCGTGATACCGCTCACCGTCCAACTTGCAGTTGTGGAGAGCGTGGCATCCGAGGTCCGCGAGCGTCGCTTTATCTTCACGGTCAACCTCACCCTCGACGTGGTGTGCATCACCCTCGCTTGATATGTCCGAAGCTCCCTACAAGGTCCGCGACCGGCGAGGATTCAGCCAAGGCTGGGGCCGCACCGATTTCTTCGATGCTTCTGCACAGCGAAACGCAGAGCGCATCGCCCGCGTCCCGTTCTACCTGGAGCGCGACGGAACCACTCTCAGCGGCTATCAGACGCGCACGGTATTGATGCGCGTGGCGCGCTACCTCTGCGCTAATTTCCCACAGGTCCGCAACGCTGTCGCGGAGATGGCAACCTACACGACCTCCAGTTTTCTTCCGCAGTTCGAGGGAGAAGACAAGGCGTGGGGCGAGAAAGCAGAGGCCCTTCTCCGCGAGCACGATCGCATCATCGACATCCGCGGCACCCAATGGAACCGGGACCTGTGGCTTCGCGGCATGGTAGCCAGCGCCATCCGTGACGGAGACTCCGCTACGCTGCTCGTAGACCGCGGCGACGGCTATCCTCAGATTCAGTGCATCGGGGCGCATCGGCTTGGATGCCGAGGCGTGAACGAAGTCACTGCTGGCAAGTTCGCCGGAAGCGTCATCACCGACGGCGTAATCACCGACGACTTCGGGACGGTGATTGGGCATCGAATCCTGGGCGATACTCAAGATCTTGACCGCGACGTTTCCGCGTCCGACATCATCCCGCATTGGATTCCCGATGTCGCTCTGTCCGACCAGGTGCGCGGGATCTCGTGGATTGGCTCGGTGCTCATCCAGAGCCAAGATGTGAAGGAGCGGCGCAGGCTTGAGTTGGCCGCGATGAAGCTCGCCGCGTCCGAGGGCTTCCTTGTGGAGAACGAGGACGGTCAACCCGAGCTTTCGCGCATCATCCCGGACACATCGGTTTTGCCGGATGCAGCCGCGACTCCTATCGCACCGGTGTTCGAGATGGTGGACGGCCCCGGCTACCGGTACGCCAAAGCAAACACGGGGCAGAAGATCACACCCATCACCAGCGACCGGCCGACTGCGAATCAACAGGTCTTCGAGGACGGTATCATCCGCGAGATCCTCGCCAGCATGGGATGGAGTTCGGACTTCTCCTTTGACCCCACCAAGGTCGCGTCGCGCCAGATGTTCATTGTCATCGCGAAGATCAACGCGAACATGAATGCCATCCGCCGCTTGATGGTGGAGCCCGCGTGCCGGCGATTGGATGGATGGCGCATCTCCAAGTTCATCAACCGCGGCGACCTTCCACCAAATCCCGAGTGGTACAAGTGGGGCTATCAAAACCCCGCGAATCTCACGGCTGACGAGAAGTATTCGTCCGACACCGACCTCCAAGAATGGCGCGGAGGCGGCGCAACGATGGCCGACTTCTGCGGTAAACGGGGCAAGGACTGGCGCGAGACCATCGACCAGAGCGTGCGCGAGGAGAAGTACCGCATGGACGCCTGCGCTGCCGCTGGCGTGCCCTACGATCGCGTCCGATTGCTCACCCCGAACGGTTCACCCGTGGATGCGGTGGACGCAACTGACCCGACCGAGCCCGTTTAATTAATCAACCCCACAATACAACCAAGTAAGGAAAACAAACCATGCCAACCCAACAGGGCACAGCCCATCTTTTCGGAGTCCCGGCCGTCATGACTTTTTTCGACCCCGACAACACCGCGATGGCGACGGTCTACGTCACCCCGAACATCCAAGGAATCAAGATCAACCACAGCGGAGAAGTGCAGAAGATCAAGAGCACTGCTGGAGAAATCACCGGCCTCATTGGCTCTGGCGATTACATCACATGCTCGTTCGATTACATCTTCGAGGGAACGAGCATCGCGAACGCCAAGGCTTCCGCGCAGATTCCGCAGCTTCTCTCCACCTGCACCGTCACAGGTCTTCCAGTCATTGCTTGCGGACCGTTCACTGACGGCTTCAACACCGACGTAGGTAATACGCAGCGTTGGATCTACGAAGGTGGTGGTTCCGGCGATTACAAGAACGCGGCAGCTGGAACCGGCACGGTTACGCTAAACCGCTACATCGGCATACCTGCAACTACCACCGCGATTCTCGTCGGTCAGTAATACTGATGCTCGACCACTGGCAACCTGCCGAGAGCGGCGCGAAGGTGCTCGGTCTGCGCCTTGTGCCGCTCACCATCGGCCACGTTTACCTGCTCGCCGAGCTGCGGTCACACATCGTCACCGGCGAGGATGGCGCGGACCCGCTCGGCGAGATGGGGCTGGCGTGTATCGCGTGCGCGTCGGATGTCATCACGGCCCGGCAGGACATCGAGAGATTGCTAGGCGCGCAGGGATGGCGTGCAAGACGCGCCTCCCGCAAATGGGCAACCCATTGCGCCAAGATGGACTTCCCGGCCGAGGCCGAGAAGTTCCGCGAGTGGTTCACTCATCAGGTGGACGGACCCCGGCATAAGCGTGACATGTCAAAGGATGGCGGCAACACCCTGTCCGCTCCGTGGTGGTTCAACCTCGTAGCCAACATCGGCGGAGAGTTCGGATGGGAGCCCGACATCATCAAGGGGCTGACCGTGCGCGAGGCGAAGCAGCTACTATCCGCGAGGCTAGAATCCAGCGGCAGCGCCGAGTTCACATCACAGGCCGACGAGGAGTTCCGAACCTCCGTTGATTATTGGAAGTCCGAGGTCAAGCGCCGCGGGCTGAATAGCATCACCGAACTGCGGCCCATCTTGGAAGCCGAAGCCAAAGCCGCCGAAGAGGCCGCAATGAACTGATATGGCCTTACTCTCATTCATGGCTCGCCTAGGTCTCGACGCCACGGGCTTCGAGAAGAACATGGCCAAGGCGGATTCGCAGGTTTCACGATTCGGGACTCAGACACTCGGTGCGTTAAAGGGGCAGCTCGCCGCCGCGTTCTCTTTCGCGGCCATCAGCGCCGGCATCCATTCCGCGGTCGAGAACGCGAGCAAGCTGAACGATCAGACCGCTAGGCTAGGTGTCGGGACGAAGTTCTTCCAGGAGTGGGCCTTTGGCGCGAAGCAAGCTGGAGCATCATCCGAAGACCTTACCTCGTTCCTTGAGAAATTGGCCGTTGCGCGCGTCAATGCGTTGCGTGGAAGTGAGAGTGAAATCAAGGCCTTCGCTCAGTTCGGCGTGGGTTTGCAAGAGCTTAAATCCGGATCTCTGGAAGGAATTGCAGGTAAGGTAGCAAAGGTCTTCGAGGGCGGGAATCCGCAGCAGTTCATCGAATCACTCAAAGCAATAGGTGGCCGCGGTGCTGGAGGTCTCATCTCTGCGTTCTCGGACGGCATGGATGATTCCGCGTTGGCAGCGCATGAGCTAGGACTGGTTCTCACAGACGAAACCATCCAATCACTCGACGCGCTTGGTGACCGGATGGACGTTAACAAGGAGCGGTTCAACGTCGGCTTTTCTCAGATTGCAGCGTGGGGGATCAAGGCGTGGGACTCCATGTTCAATGCCTCGGAGAAGTACTTTCAAGCAGCAATACAATTCGGCGTCGGGTTTCGTCAAGGAAACGGAATCAAGGACAGCATCAACCGCGCTGTTGACGCTTCTATTACAGCAGTGGAAGAAACCGGAATTGCTCAAACATCAGAAGCGGAAGCGGTAAAAGCTGCAAATGACAAAAAGCGGAAAGCGCGTCTTGCTCCGCCCGACTTAACTGGAATCAAACCGGATGCAGGAAGGACTGAATCCTTCAAATCCTCAGCATCTGGAAGCATCGCAGCGGCAGGCGGATACTTCCTTGGGTCTGGCCAGACCGCAGCGATGGACCTTGCAAAGCAAGCCCTGGACATCGCGAAGAAAACGGAGATGAACACCGCAAGGATTGCTAACCAAGGCGTCACCATAAAGCAGGACCAGAACGATATATGAGCAAAGTAGCGCATCTTTCCGCAGCGATGGCGACCGGCCAGGTCGCGCTGGTCAGCTACTCCCCGACTGTCGGTCCAGACAGGCGCGCATCATACGTCTATACGTATGAAGGAACAGATGCAGGTGTCTCGGTTCTATCAAATCTTTTACGTTCCCTCGGTGCTGCAATCAAAAGCGATTACGCGGACGGAGTTGCCCGCGTGTCGGCGACGTTCACGTTTGATCCCGGAGCAGACCCAGCAAACGCGGCTATCACTCCTCCGGCCGAGGTTCCGGTTGAGACATATCGCATCGCTATGGGTGCGCAGGGCATCAGCTTGTTTGCTCTGCCAAAGGCTACGAGAGAAGCAAAGCTCTACGCTGGCGTGTATTCGGACACGCTTAACGTTGTGGCCTACAAGGTCAAAATCCAAGAAGCTATCGACAAGGGAACTTCTCTCAGCGTTTCCCTCAACTCCACGGACTACCCATTCGCCCAAGCCATCTATCGGTCTTTGTCACGCGGAGTCACAGAGGAGCAAGTGTTGCATCCAACGTTGATACGCACGAAAACCTTTTCGTACAAATACAATGTTAGGCTGCGAGTTTCATACACTCAGGACGTTTGGACGACTTCTGCCCTGTCTCGTATCTTTGAGATTCCATCAGACGTTGCTGACAGTCTTCCGTTCGCGCCGGAAGCAGCTCCGGTGGACGGTAACTGGGGAACACCTGACAATGCCACTTGGGGATGGAAGCTGATAGACCAAGGGCTTGACTACGATGTCGCAAGACGTGAGTGGAAAGAATCTGTCACGTGGCTCTTCGGGTCATGGGACAATGACATCTACAAAATCACATCAGCATGAACATCCCTGAAAAACTTCCAGAGACCGGCCTTCACGGGAAGACCAACCGGAAGGTGAATGCTATCCTTGATTGGATGAAGGCAAACCAAATCCGCGACACAGAAACCATGTCCCACGACCGCACGACAAACGGCATCTTCCCTCGCGCTCGCGCCGGCACCGGAGGATCTAGCACGACCCAGCAAGACGCCGTGTGGAGCTGACAATTTCGACAGAAACCAAAACAAAGGAATACTATGGCCAGCGAAATCTCTTGGACTGCAAAAATCACCGCAAGCAAAGGCGGCTCGACCGTCACCAACGCAACAAGCACGAAGTCGTCTGACATGACGACCGGGACCAACATGGTCGGCGATGTCACCACGTTTGCGGCCGGCACCAAGACCGCCATCCCGGTCGGGTCCGTGGACCCTGCCAACCAGTTCGTCGTCCTCTTGCGGAATCAGAACACCACCGACTACGTGGAGGTCACGTCAGACGATGGAACAAGCTACCCGTATCGCATCTATCCAGGCGAGTTCTTTGGGCCGGTGCGTGTGGCCGCTAACATCGTCATCAAGGTCCGCGCCAACACCACAGCCGCCGATGTGAACGTAATCGTCTGCGAAGCGTTCTGACGCGCTCATGGCCGTATCCTTCCCCCGCGTCTCGCAGGTAGCGCCCGGCCAGCCGTTCTCCAGCTCAAATCTGGTGAGCCTTGCCAATGGCATCAACGAGCGGCTGGTCAGCGGTCTGGCGGAGCCGTGGCGCATCGCTTTCTACTTCTACTCTGCACTTTTGCAGATACGGAACCCGAGCGGCTACCTGTTCCCGGCGCGTGGGGAGTTCTTGGAGTTCTACCAGTCCGTACTGCCGACCGAGGCCGAGTGGCCGCTGAGTCCGCCCGGCACCGAGGAAGGCGCGAACATCGCCTCGTTCATGCCGGCCTTCGTCTTCGGGGCCGAGGCGCTGGACCTGAACAACGAGGCCGTCCGCCTCTCCGACCCTCTGGCCGGCGGCGTTCCGCTGTCTATCAGCAGCGGCTACACGCAAGGCTCCGCGCGCTACAACTGGGAGCTGGGCAAATATCAGCGCGGAGCCTACGACCGCACCACCGGCCTGATATTCTCGCCGACGTTCACAGCGGCCAGGTCGCACTTCGCTATTGTCTCGGCCGGCGTGAGCGAGCACGGCAAATCCTACGGCGGGTACGCGCCCACCCCCGAGTACCTCGGCGAGTGCGCCGGCAGCGGCTCAACCACCACCTCGCCGTTGCTCAACTACGAGTTGTTTTTCTCGGTCACCGCCACGGGCGCGGCCCTCGGTCTCACCACCAAGACGTATGCCGGAACCTGCCCTACGGCCTACGGCGGGCTTTCGACCGATGTCTCCTTTATCTACCGCTTCCCCTGGGCCTTCGTGGTCGTGCTTAACTCAGGCGCGACCGAGTACCTCGACACCCGATTCTACATCGAGGGGCCTTACTCTGGCGGCAATCGGCTGGTGAAGCAGGATGGCGAGTTCCCCTCGCGCGTCCTGAATCATTTCGCATCGCAGTTCCGCGGCACCGATGCCCAGCGCCGGGCGCAATCGGTCCGCAACGTGGGCTTCGACACCCAGCGCTTCTTCACGCGCCAGTACGCGCTCGCGCCCGCGCACGGCCTCCAGACCGATGCCGAGACCGTCGTCGCTGACTACCAGACCTACGAGAGCACCGGCGCGCGCAACATCCCGGTCGGCACCCTGCTGACCAACCGCATCACCGGAGCCACGGCGCACGGCGTCGCCGAAGGCTTCTGCATCCACTCCATCCTCGCCGGCGCGGAGAAGCTGAGCGGGTCCGCCACCGTGCAGGTGCTCGACGATGGCGTGGTCATCGGCACCGTGACGCTGACGCCCGATGCCACGGGCCACGCCGAGGACGTGCTGGTGCTCGACGCGCCCGCCGTCGGCTCCGTGACATTCAAGGTCTCCAGCGGCGCCGCACTTACCGATGCGGCCGGCGGCATCCTCATCGAGCCCGCCGAGCTGCTGAGCTACCTACCGCAGCACCACGACTGGTGTCTCGTCCTGCGCCTCGCCGGCGCGACACTCGTCCCGAACAACGGCACCGACGGCAGCGGCCTAGACGAAGAGCGCGCCAAGGAAATCGGCACCGACTACTGGCGCTGGGGCGCGGTCATCAACCAGCACGCCACGCCCGACCTCATATCATCCGAGGCCGCCATCAATGGCAACGCGGTGATGGAATCCACCCGGCTCCTGAGCAAGCGGGTCCGCCTGCTCAACCGCCACCAGCTCCGCGCCTACGCGGTTGAGAACGGCAAGTCCGTCCTCTGGTTCACCCGCTACTCCTACGGCTACGGCCTCGGTGCGTATCAGCCCAACGACGGCCCGCCGCCGACCAACGCCGTGCCCACCGGCGAGATCTCACCCTATGTGACCTACGTCGTCGGCGGCACCGCAGGCGGCACGGTGGACTATCAGGCCGTCACTTACGCCATAGGCGACACCTTCGTCGGCGTCACCGGGGACGATTCCTACACCACCGCGGGAGGCGGCGCCGTGTTCCTCGCCTCGTCCATCGTCGCTCCGCCCCCCGTGACCCGCCCGGTCAATGGCGACATGTTCGACGGCATCGGTCCGGCGACGGCACCCATCGCCAGCGGGTCGCTCCTGCCCGGCCGGCTCTACCGCGTGGCCGGCGCGACCATCGGCTACGACACCGCCGCCTACAACGCGGGCGCGACCTTCACCGCGACCGCCGTCCGCGAGTTTACCGGCAGCGGCCTGGTCTACGAGGCCAACGGCATCAAGACTTTCGCCGAGCCCAACAGCTACAGCAACGAGTGGGTTCTGGGCCTCCAGCTCAAAGGGTTCCGCGACAACGAGTCCAGCCTGTGGAAACCCGGCGCCTACTCCGACTATTTCGGCTTGTCCGAACGCTGCCAATTCTACCCGGTTTTTGCCGCCGCACCGCTCCCCCGCGCGCTCAACTACCACTTCGCATACGGTCAAAAAATCTGGCTGGCCCCAGAGCTTCCCACCTCCTACCGCTACGCCGAGGGCACCAACTCGACCGCCACCCTCGACTTCTACAAATCGTGCCGCATCTACGAGCCATGCCTTGAAATCTTGCGGACCGAGAACGTGACCGGCGAAGGCAACGAAGACCTCGTCAAAGTCACACTGAACGGCCGGCTCCACGCCCACGAAGACGCCATCGCCGCGGGTGACATCTCATCCACGTTCTTCAACAGCCCGTCGTTCATCACCGCGCTCATCGCGCAGACCTATCGCACCGACGAGAGTGGCATCCTCTACTATCTCGCCCACCTCAACGGCAAGATTCCCCACCTCCCGACCTCGTGGAAAACCGGTGACGCCGCGGCGGATTCGCTCATCCAGACCTATCCCGACCACCCCACCGCGACCTGCTTCCCGCACTTCTACCTGGTGAAGCTCATCGAGAAGCCGTGGATGGATGATAACACCACTGCCGGCCCAAGCGACACCAAGCTAGAGCACGACCCGATGAGCACCGCGGAGCTGTATCTCCGCCTGATGTGCGAGGGGTTTGTGGACGGCCGCACCTCCGAGACCTACGGCTGCGCCGTCGGCATCAATGCCGTCTATGACTACACCTGGGCCAACGTCTGTTTCGACGCCAACGGCCTCCCCTGGGTGCCCACGTTGGCCGCGACCGAGACCGCCAGACTCGACTCCACCAAGGTTCGCGCCGACGCGCCCAAGGGTTTCGGCGTAGCGCCGTTGACCATCGCCGCCTCCGAGCAATTCAACTGGCTGGCGAACATCTGTAACCGACTCGACAAGGTGCGGGTGATGCTCCCGTATCAATTCGAGAGTCGTGAGCGGTCCGGGTTCGATAGCAACGCCGTTCCCATCTACAACAACGACGGCACGACCGGAGGACCGACCGGAGGGCAAGGATATTACATCGGCTCACCGACCGTCCCCGCGCTGTCGTTCACCGGCGCTTGGGCAGGCGGTCCAGCCAATCTCGCGGTCCACAATGCCGCGCTCACATCCCCGAGCACGCTGGAGACGACCCGCGGCGACATCGACTGGCGCTACGAGCCGACCGACCCCGACGCCATCTACGCCATCCCTGAGTCGTGGCGCGACATGATCGCCACCGATGCCGCCGCGCTGCTGGTCAAGACCACCGTCATCCAGAGCACATCGAGGACCGAGCTGCCGACCACCGCGGGCGCCACGATGTGCGGCGCGCGCTACTGGCCGACCGGCACCGGTTACCTCGATTTCGAACTCGTCAGCGTCTCCATCGAGACCTGTGTCGTGGCCAAGAGCGGCACCATCGTGGCACCCCCGCTCGGCGCGCAGGTGTTCCACTACGACTCGACCGCGCCGACCTGCTACGGCAGCGCCGGCAACGCCGTCGGAATCGTGCCCGTGGTCACCGACTCGCTCATCCTCCAGGTCCCAATCGTGTCCGACTACATCAGATACACCCCGCCGTCCGGCGACTTCGATGCTGCGGATTTCAGCAACGCCGACTTCAAAACCGCATGAAAAGACTCGTCCTATCGCTCATCCTCGCCACCTCGGCGCTCGGCCAGCTCTGGTCGCCGGCGCAGTTGAAAAACCACATCGCAACAAACCTCCCGAGCGGTGGGAGTATCACTGCGCTTAAGCTGCGCGAGACGTTGACGAACCTCGTGACCAGCACGCTGTTTGCGACCAACAACCTGAGCGACCTCAACTCCGCCTCCGCCGCGAGGTCGAACCTCGGACTTGCCATCGGGATCCAGGTCCAGAGCTACGATTCGCAGCTCGACGAATTGGCGTCGGGTTCGCTGACTGGTTATGTCAAAGCAGCTGGTGCTGGCTCTTACACCGCGGCGAGCACCATCCCAGCCACCGACTTGTCAGGAAACCTCGCCATCGCGCGCCTCAACAGCGGAACCTCCGCCAGCAGCTCGACGTACTGGCGAGGCGACGGGACGTGGGCGACACCGCCAAGCAGCAGCAGCACCAACGGCGGCACGGTGACCAGCGTGGCGGCTTCGGTCCCGGCGTTCCTATCCATCACAGGCTCGCCCATCACCACCTCAGGCACGCTGGCAATCTCCTATTCGGGCACCGCTCTCCCGGTAGCCAACGGCGGCACGGGCTCGACCACATCGACCGGGACAGGCTCGGTCGTGCTCGCCGCCGGGGCAACCTTGACAACACCGACGCTTGGGGATGCCTCAGCCACCACCATCGCGGTCGCTAGCACGGCCAGCGCCGGCTCCGTGGTCTCGTTCGGCAACATCACGGCCGGTGGCAACATCACCGGATCAAACCTCTCCGGCAGCAACACTGGCGACCAGACAAGCGTGAGCGGCAACGCAGGTACAGCCACCACGCTGGCCACCGGCCGCACCATCGGCATAACCGGCGACCTGACTTGGACCAGCCCGAGTTTCAATGGCTCGGGTAACGTCACGGCCGTCGGCACGCTGGCCACCGTGACTGTCCCCAAGGGCGGCAGCGGAGCCACCACGCTGACCGGCTACCTCTACGGCAACGGCGCCGCGCCGTTCACCGCATCGAGCACTATCCCGGCCACGGACTTGTCCGGGACGATTGCAAACGCACGGCTTGATTCCACCGTGGTTATTACGACCTACGGTCAGACGTTGACTAGCAAGCGCGTCACTCCTCGCAGCGGTGTGACCACTGGATCGTCCGCGACGCTTGTTTTTTCTACCGACTCTAATGATGTGATCGAGGTCGGTACACTCACGTCGAACGTGACGCTAATCACTATCTCCGGAACTCCAACAAACGGACAGGTGCTACAGTTGTCATTCACACAAGACGGAACTGGTGGGCGCACCATCACTTGGCCATCAGGCGTGGCCTTCGGCACAGACTACACCTCGGCGATGGTTCCAACTACTGCAAACGCCAAGTGGCAGATGACACTGACCTACAACTCCGCTGGCTCTGTTTGGCGCGTCACGGGCATGGCGCGAGGCTTTTGACATGATCGCCTTTCGCGCCAGCCAGCGGGTCCAGAGCCATCCGCGGGCCGATGCCGCGCGGCACGCCGCCTGCACCGCCTGCGAGTGGCTGGTGGAGTCCACATGCCGCCACCCATCGCGCGCCTGCGGATGCCCGCTCAACGCCATCCGCATCCAGCCCTGGACCAAGCTCCGCCGATGCCCCGCCGGCGCGTGGTGATTTTTGCCAGCAAACAGCCCTATCATTTCCAATCCCCTCCGCGGACAGTTCAAACGCTGAAAACCCAAATCCATCAGATGAAGTCCCAGCCGGTCAGACCGGGAACCCTATGGAGAAAGAACCAAAGCAACGTCTCGGTGCATGTGACAAGCCTCGGGTTTCTCCGAGTCGGCCTCGGTCGATCCACAAAGACGCCCGCGGTCATCTACCAGAGCCAGCACGACGGCGAGCTGACAGCCCGATCCGCCGCGGAGTTCCTGCGCCTGTTTTCTCCGTCGTAAAACGATGGGAGCGCGTGCTTTCGGTCGGCTGTTCACACGGCACATTCGCCAATCCGGACGCGCTACGGGCCGTCCTGCGCTTCCGCGACGAGTGGAAGCCCAAGCATAGAATCCACCTCGGTGATGCGTATGATTCGACCGCGTTCCGCACCGGGGCAATCGGAGGGAAGGACTCGGACTGCACCGAGTCAATCCACGACGACATCACGAACGGGGCTCGGTTCCTGAGCGATTTTGCGCCAACGGTTTTTTGCCTTGGCAACCACGAGCATCGGCTGGTGAAGCTCTCTGAGCATTTCAACGAAATCATAGCGATGGCCGCGCAGGCGACATTGGAGCGCATGATGGACGCCATCGGCGACGCGCCAATCGTGCCGTACACCGTCCACGAAAAAGGATGGTTCACACTCGGCGGATACAAGTTCGGCCACGGCCACCTCTTCGGCGAGAACTACCTGCGCGACACCGCCGAGACCTGGGGCAACACCGTGGTCGCGCACGCGCATCGAGCTGGCTCGGCCAAGGGCCGGCGCTCCGACAACCCGACCGCGTTCGGGGTCGGCACCCTGGCTGACATCCCCGCAATGGGCTACGCCAGCGGCCGGCGCTCGACCCTAGCATGGAGCCACGGGCTCGTCTGGGGCGAGGTCTGCGGAGACAAGGCATCGCTCCACTGCCATGAGTGGCAGCAGGGCGAAACCGAGTGGAGGCTCCCGATATGAGTGCGGACCTTGACCGCCTCCTGCGTGCGATGGCAGCGCAGGAGGAGCCGATTCCGAAGGGGTTCGCAGTTGCCAACGACTACGCGGAAAGGTGGGGCAAGAGCCTACAGCAGACCGCCGCGCTGCTGCGCCGAGCGGAGGAAAAGAAGCTCGCGGAACGACGCCAGGTCTTGCGCCGATGCGGGAATAAGACGATGCGGATCTGGGTCTACCGGCTCACTTGATCTTGAGCAGCGCCCGCACCGCCTCCGACTGAGTCTTCCCGTACCTCGCAAGCTTCGGCACGTCGGCCGCGTAGGCTCGGATGCCTTGCGTTGGCTCCTTTGCCGGCTGGCCTCGGCCGCGCTTCTTTGGGGTGGGTGGCTTCATGCTTTTTCCCATTTGTTGCGCGCGGTCTCGATGTATCCGCAAGTGTGTTCAATCCCGCAGCCCGCACCGGTGGCGGAGCATCGCCCGATGACGAAGCGAGGAAACGAGCCGAACGTCGTCTCAATTAGGTAGCGCCAGTCCTCGGTGCCGGCGATGGGTTCCAGTTTCAGCACCGCCCGCACGTCGGGCTCGGCGGCGATGAGGTCGCGGAGTGGGGTGTTCATGAGTTTTTCCCAAAGCGTTCGATGTCGGCGCGGATTTGCGCCGCTGTGTAGCCGCGAACCTTCCGTCCGGTCTTTTCAGCCTGCGCGAGGTCTTCACGCAGGCTAGCCACGTTGCGGGCGAATTGCCGGCGCACGTTTGCTTCGGGAACACCGAAGGCACGGGCGATGTCGGATGGGGTGGGTTTCATCGCGCAAAGCGAGGTGTTCATGGATCAGAATTCGATGGTGTAGCCGTTGCCCATGTTGATGGCGGTCACAATGTCGACCACCGCGAACCCGCCATCCGGGCCTTCGCAGACCGCGAACTTCTCTTTCGTGTTGCCGGCGAGGCGGCAGGCTTGGTTGCGCATCCGCATCCAGCCGGTGGCTTCGGTTTCGGTGGCGAAGGTCTTCAAGTAACTTTTCATGGGTGCAACATACCTCACGGAGATTACTCGTCAACAAGTATTTGAGCGGTGGCCGTTGTTTAGCGGTCGATAGCGGTCGATAAACCCGGGTGATAAACACGCGATTCCCTAGTGTTTTCGCCTTTTTGGCATCGACCGCGGACCATTTTGCTGAGCCCGACAAAAAGGTCACCGGGCCAATCTTTTCTCCGCGCCGGCCCGGTAATCCACCCCATCGCTCGGTCGGACCTCGAAGATTGCCGCGGCCTCGGCCTTGGTCATCAGCTCGCGGTAGCTGGCGTGCAGCTCCTGCGCTGAGTGTCCGGCCTGCGCGGCTGTCGCGACCTCGCCATGGAGCACGTAGTGCGCGCTGACGTAGGTGTGGCGCATCACGTCCTGCTCCCGGTCGAGGAAGCCAGCGGCTCGGCGGATCTTCGTCCAGCGTTTTGCGGCCCCATCCGGGGCCAACTCAACGCCAAGAGGCATCCATCGGGCCAGCCATGCGGCGAGCGCCGGGCAGATTGACACGTCCCGACGCCGGCGCGTCTTGTTCCATTCCTCGATCCGGAGGATGTCGGCGCGGATGTTCCCCCGCTTGATTCTGCCCATCTCGGACTCCGGTCGGAGGCCGGCCAGATAGCCGACCGCACCGTAACCCATCATCTCCGGGTCCATGCGCTCGGCCGTCCGCAGGATCCGTTCAATCTGGTCTGCTCGGTGGACGCACTTCGCCGAGACCTCGACGACCGGACGCGGGACGGTCACACACGGGTTTTTGAGCAAGTACTCCATCTTGACGCCCCACGCGAAAAACGTCGCGAGGTTGACGAGGACACTCTCCCTCGTCCGGCCTGCCCAGTTCGGCCTGTCCAGGTGCGCGGCGATGTCCGTCGGGGTGATGCTCGCAGCCGCGACCTCCTCGCGACCGCGGACGAACGTCGAGACCGAGTGCGCGAGCTGGACAACAGACCGCTCCCGGAGCCCCTGCGCTCGTTTCGATTCGATGAACAACCCCTGGAGCGCGGAGAGCGTCACAGAGGACGCCGTTGCCTGCCGCGATGTCTCGAACGCCCGGCACGCATCCGAGAGCGTGTAGCCGCCATCCCGAGCGCGCACGATGGCATCCGTTGCTTCCCTCCGCGTCGCAGCAGTCGCGGCGAGCCAGACGGCCCCGTAATCTCGCTGCTGAGTCTCTCGATCCGTGGCAAACGCCTCCGCCGCCTGTCGCGTCTCGAAGAACCTCCGCCGCTCCCGACCGATTTCGACGAACGCGACCCGCCACCTCGTATTCCCGTGCTTGATCTCCTTCTTGATCTTCATTGGTGCGATTGGTGCGATTTTCTTGGGTGAATTTCGACCTAAACAGGTATCTGAACGACGCTTTTAAGCAACCTCGGTTTCTCAGGAAGTGCCTGTTTTGCTAGGAAACTGAGGGTTTATTGAGTGAAATCGACAAAATCGAAAGGGTGCTAGCTTCAGGTGCAGGGCGTGCGGGCAAATGCCACTTTCATTGGCTTTTCTGCGTTTCCTGAAATCTGGTGCGATTTCGGGGCGATATTCTCAGGAGATTTTGACCCCCG